CTTAGGATGCCCTCCACGTTCACATTATGCGCATATCCACATTTACCGCAAGTAAGTTCTTGTTCTAAAACGACTCTTGGGCTTGTCAAGAAAAACTGTTTGATACTCTGAACTTGATCAATAGTTAGGTTGTCAAAGAATGTCATCAATTCTTCTTTTGTTACAGCTTTCTTTTCATAAATCTGATCTTCATCATAGATGTAATCTAGATATTCAGCAATAACTTCGTACCCACCATCCTCAAACTTATCATTTAATGCTGCTTCAGGAATTGTTATTGATGGATAATTAAATTTAAGTCCAACATTTTCTGTAAGTTTGACAATATTCGAATGACCTTCAGTCTCAGCATATTTGATATTCTTTAAGAGAAGATCAAATTCGGTTTTATGACCACATGGCTGATCTTCAACGATATTGTTGCATGTATAAACCATCTGTGCGCTTTCACCCACAGAGTTAATTCTTAGATGTAGAAAAAACATTTCAACATCAAAGGTTGGTAGATTATCCACATCAATTTTATCTAAACAACAATTGTTAATAATTTGCTTAATCGTTGATGTGATTTCTTTTAGATCATCCGATTCTTTTGCCATCAAAAGAAGTTTTTCTTCTTTGACGAGAAACGGGCGATATCGAATTTTCTTATCTAATGATCTCAAATATACTTCATGTATAGGATGTTCAATTTTTGGTAAAGGCATAATTTACTCCATATTTCAAATCAGCTGCGTGGACCAATTAGATCCAATCTTACATTTTGCGGAATTGTGGTTGATCTACCGTCAGTCACAGGCGGCGTAGAACCAGAAGCAGAGGAAGTTCTCGTGATTTGAGTTGGCGCACCAGTTAAATTTGGTCGCATTGATTGCTCTAAATCACCAGTCGACCAATACTCATATCTAAACGTTACAGCCAATCGATGAATACCATCATCAGCCCAGTTCATGTTCATCGGAGCGATTACAGTCGGAAATGCTTCAAAAAAGGCAACCTTATAAATTACAGGGGCTGTATTGCCATCTTGATTTGCAACTTCTGAGTATTGATTGATTTCAATCTTCGGAGAGGTGTAAGTGTCTTTGTAATTTGGGTTATAGTTGTTGATTGGCACAACCAAATTCATCCAACGATCGAATAATTTCTTCTCCCAGAAATCACCAGCGCAAACAAAGGTTAAAGTTAAATCGCCAAAATTAGGAAACGACGCTACAGGATTTGCAACACCATAGTAGCGAGCATCAACAGTGTTGACTGTATAACCAGGAAGTTCTGTCGATTCGCATTGAAATCTTAAATCTGTCGCGCTTAATCCCAACCCTGATGGAGCAACAACAAAAACATCAAACTTCGACGTTTTTGCAAAATCGTTGTGTTTACCAAAGTGATCTCTAAATTGATTAACGCTAAATGCCATTATTTGTTATACACCATCTTTTGAACTGGGAGAAAAATTGCAGTTTCCCAATGATTCGGTTCCACATAGACCAACGATGATAATATATGAGTGAACAGATATCGTTTGATACATGGCTCTATAAGTTTGTAACGACGAGATTTAGACAACAAATCGTATGACAGTCTGAATTTAGTCGTATCGTCATATTTATCGTTGTTTATAAAATCCTGTAAACGATCTAAAAGCGCCAGACGAGAGTATGGATCTAGATAGTGGAGATTGAGACCCAGAAATCCATCGGAATATATTTCCATTGGAATTACGAGGGGGAACTTATCCCAAACAGGAAGTGTTTCCTTATACTTCGGGTCGTAATGGTAGAAGTACATGCGACCAACGAATGCTCTTGGAGAGATTCTTCGAGCATCATTCAGAATATTGGATCGGTTATATGGAAGGCGAAGGGTTTGAATTTTGCTGGCTAACCACGCACGAGCCTCTCCTGATCGAGGAGTGAGTCCCGCAAGTCTTAATTCGCTAGAAACTTTGTCGAATAGTGATGGCATTAGATTCCTAAATCTTCCTCTGTGATAACTTTAAATTGCCAATTTCTGTCTTTACAATATTCTATGGCGGCTTTCCATTTAGCCTCATTCACGCCCCAAGTAACAACTTCAGAAAGATATCTTCGAGTAATTTTACTCTTCTTGACTGGGGGATGAGACTGACTTTTCGGTTTAACTTCAAGAATCATCGCTTCTAAAAGACCTTGTCTATTCTTAACTCTAACAAAAAAGTCTGGAAAATAACGATGCCAACGATTGTCTACAGGCGATAAATATGGAATAACGATTTCTTCGTTAGACCATTCAACTACACTCGGATTCGAATCTAAATGTACCATGACTCGGCGCTCCCAGAGTGAACGATACCATATGTTCGTGGGATCACCTAAATATTTATTGGTATTTTTAGGACTAAATTTGCCACTGTATGCCATCTCTTATTTATAGGAACCTTTAATGGCTCAATCTCCGATAAGTCAAGTAACTGTATCAAAGCCAAATGCAGCTACTCCATCACCAACCAGTGGAAATCAAAGACCAACAACTGGTCCGCAAAGTAAAACTGAAAGCACTCCATTCGAATTTAATGATTTAAGATTTCCGTTGAATATTGGTACTACAGACAAGGGGCTTCACTGGATCAAGTTTATTCCTACAGTTCAGAACAAATCTAGTTATAATGTTAAGAAGGCTCAAGCAGGAAGTGGTGCAGATTTATTGAGTAGAGCAGATGGGAATAGACTTGGCGGTCCTCAACTTGGTGGATCTACAGATCCATTGAGCGGTCTTGCTGCAGCTGGCGTTTTAGGAACAGGGCTTGGTGTAATCGGCGCAGTTTCTGCAGCAGCAGATGCATTGAGTGATCCTGCTCGCGCAGCCTCTTTTGGCACCGCAGCACTTGGTGGTGCGGTTGGTGGTGGTATCGTTGGGGCATTTGCAGGCGCAGTCGTTGGATCGATCGATTTGACTCGTAAAACTCGTCGCGCTGCAGGTTCTATTGGACTCTACATGCCAGATACGGTAAATCAGACCATTGTGAATGACTATGATCAAGTGAGTTTAACGCAAGCACTTGGAACTGCGGGCTTGGTGATGCAAGCTGGTGGTGGGTTGATTGATGATATTTCTAATGCAAATATCGGAAATATCGGGCAAACTCTTGGCTCATCTGTTGGCGGCGCTGAGATCAAAGGTGTTCTCGCTGAAAAAACTGGAGCATTTGGACAAGGTATCACAGACGTTCTACTATTTTCTGCTGGATATGCTCAAAACCCTCAAGTTGAATTGTTGTTTAAAACTGTTCAGAACCGCGAATTTTTATTCGACTTCAAGTTTGTTCCACGCAATAAAAAAGAAGCCGAAGAAATCATTAAAATTATTCAAGCATTTAGATTTTTCGCTGCCCCAGAAATTCCAACAACAGGTGGTGGGCGCTACTTTGTTCCACCATCAGAATTCGATATCGTATTCATGTTAGGTTCTGCAAGAAATCCAAACTTACCACAGATCTCAACATGCGTTCTTCAGGGTATCGATGTAAACTATGGTAGTGCAGGACAGTGGACTGCATTTAAAGATGGTATGCCAGTAGAAATCGCAATGCAACTTCGATTTAAAGAAGTCGAAATCATGCACAAAGAACTTGTACGACAGGGTTACTAATGAAATACTTCGAGAGTTTTCCACTCACACCATTTACATTAGATACAAACAACTTCTCACCTCAGTTGGTGACGAATATTCTTGCGCGTTCTACCTTTCTTCGAGAGATCGCAAACAACACTTCGATTGCATACGAATATTCTGTAAAAGAAAGCGATACTCCAGAAATCCTAGCGCATAAAATTTACGGCGATGCGAATAGACACTGGATCATTATGATGTTCAATAACATCATTAATCCATTTTATGACTGGCCACTCTCGACTGATGCGCTGGATCAATATGTTTTAAACAAGTATGGTCAAAATAGTGATGCAGCCAGAGCAACAATTCATCACTATGAGAAAGAAACTACTAAAAAATCGATTTACAATGGACTTCTAATTGACGAAGAAGTTTTAACACAAATTATATCTGAGTATGAATTAAATTATACAACAGGGGCTATAACTCCAACTGCACTTCCAACAGTTGCAGATACATCCCTTTCAATTAGTTCACAAACAATTGTCTATTTAACATATACTTTAACGATTGATATTGCGCATAAAGCAGTATCTAATTATACATATGAATTCAACGAGAACGAAAAAAGAAGAAAGATTAAACTTCTTGATGAGAAGTACGTTCAACGAGTTGAAGATGAATTTAGGAATTTGATGCTCAATGGCTGATAATAATGGCGTTTATAATTCAAAAGATTATGAGATCAAGAAACTAGAATTAATTAATTCTGGTGGACAAACGATTGATCTTCGTAATATCTTTGTGGAAATGCAAATTTTCCAGGATATCTACTCATCTGTGATGAATGGAAACATTCTCATCAATGATGGTAATGATACGTTTGGTAATTTTTATATGTGCGGCAATGAGTATTTGCAAATCAGCATTGACAAACCAGGATTAAATTTACCGCTAGAACGATTGTTTAGAATCTATAAGACAACTGATCGTAGACCATCAACTGACTCTGGTCAGGTGTATGTTCTTCACTTTTGCTCAGATGAAATGATTTCTTCTGAGACATTACGAGTCAGTAAAGCGTATAAAACAACCAAAATTAAAGACGTTGTTTCTGATATTTTATTAAAAGAGTTGGTTGTCGAGCCGCAAAGAATCGCAAGCCTAGAAGATACTTCAGGTTCTTTCGATCTAATTGTTCCTGGATATCGTCCATTCGAAGCCATTCAATGGGTGACTGCTCGTGGTTATGATCAGAAGAAGTTTTGTTATTTTTTCTTTGAGAATAAAAGAGGATTCAATCTTGTTTCTTTGCAGACTCTAATCAAGCAGAAACCATACAAGAAACTTAAATACGAACTCAAAAATACTCAAAGTGATCCAGCATTGAACAAAGACTCTATTGACAATTTTAATATCATCAATGACTTTGACATGATTACTTCTATTTCAAATGGATCATTTTCTTCTCGACTTTTGTCAATTGATATTTTCTCTCAAAAGTTTGAGAATCTCGATTACAATTTATTAAATGCAGAAGTTCAAGGAAATTTAATTAACAAATTTAAACCTGTAAACTCATTTAAAAATTCAAAAGATCAAACGTTGTTCAATTCACCATATTCGTTCTTTAGAACATATTTGAGTATCAACGATACAGCATCTGAGAAGAGTAACGATATTAAATTCTGGATGCAACCTAGAGCCATGCATATGGCGTTGTTGAATCATTTTAGAATTCAAATCACAATTCCAGGTGATATAGAATTGAAGGCTGGCGACATCGTAGAATATGAATTCCCAGTGTTTGAAAGTGCACAAACTTCTGGTAAAAAATTAGATAAAGCGAGAACTGGTAAATACCTAGTTGCTTCAGTAAATCATAAATTTAATGGCGATACATTTGAATCGATTGTAGAATTGGTTTCTGATTCATTCTCAGAAGCAATTCCAACAGCTAAAGATGGATTGAACAAACTAACCAAGAAAGGTAAATAATTATGAAGAAAGTATATAAATTTTCAGCAGCATGGTGCGGTCCTTGTAAGATGTTGTCTAAAACTCTTTCAACGATTGAATCGCCAGTTGAAATCGAAGAAATTGATATTGATGCAAATCAAGATTTGACGAAACAATATCGAATTCGTGGAGTTCCGACTCTCGTTTTAATTGAAGATGAGAAAGAAATAAAAAGAAAAACTGGAGTAATGTCTGCGCCTGATTTTTTGGCGTGGGTTAACGAGTAATGCCAGGAGCAAAGAAAAATTTTATTGGACTAGAGGGTTTCATCTGGTGGATTGGCGTCGTAGAAGATCGTCAAGACCCAGAGCAACTTGGTCGCGTTCGTGTGCGCTGCTTCGGCTGGCACACGGATGAAAAAGATAAAATTCCAACAGAGCAATTACCATGGGCTCATCCTGTAATTCCTGTCAACAACCCAAACACATATACACCAAAAGAAGGTGATATGGTTTTTGGTTTCTTCATTGACGGTAACAACGCTCAAAATCCTGCGATCATGGGTGTGCTTCCAGGCAAACCTGAAAAGAAACCAGACTACACAAAAGGCTTTTCAGACCCAGGAAAAAATCTTGGAAGCAGACCGAAAAAACCAGATGATCAGTCAGAACAATATCCAAAAGCCAAGTATCTTAGAGAACAAACGACCAATCGACTTTCTCGCGGTAAATCAGAAGGCACAATTATTGCGACAAGAAAGAAGAATCTGAAGAAAAATATTAGATCTGCTGGAGGAGTTACATGGAGTGAGCCAAATCCTCCATTCAAACCAACTTATCCATACAATAATGCACTCGAGACTGAGTCGGGTCATGCTTTAGAATTTGATGATACTCCTGGTCAAGAGCGTGTACATCTGGCGCACAAGAAAGGTGCATATATCGAGTTTGATAAAGATGGAACTAAATTAGAAAGAGTTCAAAAAGATAATTATTGTGTCATCATGGGCGATGACTTTATTTACATTAAAGGTAAAGCCGCTATCACAGTTGATGGAAATTTCAATTTAAAAACATCTACAATTAATATAGAAGCTGCGGCGATTAATATGGCGGCAGATGGTGCAATAAGAATTAAAGGAAGTTCAGTCAATATTGAAGCGACTGGTGCGATGAATCTAAAGGCTGGTTCTGTGGGTAACTTCACCTCTGGTGCGAAACTCTCTCTTAAGGGAGCCACTGCAGCATTGGCTGGTGCTACGGTTGATATTCCTGCAGCAAAAATTGGATTGCAGTCTGGATCAGCCACATCTGCATCAGGAGCAGGAATCACTGGCGGCGGAACTTCACCAAGTTCAGAAGAAGTTGCGGATACATCAAATGAATCGGCTACCGCTGCAGCCACTGTTGCGGGTGCAAACTCAGTTTCTACTGCAGCCAGTGCGTCAGAAATTGGTCTAGAGGAAGTCACTGTGACTGGAACTCGAATAGATGCGTCAAATAATGCAACAAAATCGACGTTCGGTAAAGTTGTTGGTGGAATTTCTTCAACAGTTGGTTCTGTAGTTTCCACAATTGGTGGCGCTGCAGACTCTATCATTAAAGACTTTGTTGGAAACACTCCAGTTGGGGAACTCACTTCCAAGATTGAAAATTTCTCTGCAAGCGTGGATGATAATAAGGGACTAATTCTTGGTCTTAAGTCAGATCAGAAGAATACTCTCTTGAATAAGATCGATCAAGTTGCTCAAGGCGCAGCTGATAGAAACATCGATTTCCCACTAGATTCTAGCATAGAAAATGCAATTAAACAGGTGACTACAGGTTTAACCAGTACAACAAATGTTATTGCTAAACATGTATATCCTAAAACTGAAACAGTGACGGTAACAGCTAACACGAGTGGTGGGTAATTATGGCATTAACTGAAGCAAAAGCAAAAATCATTGCTCGCATTGAAGCAAAGATTCTTGATAAAATTAATGATATGAAAACTAATGGTGGCACCTTTTTGCAACAAACACCGACTGTAACTGTTGCAGGACTTCCAGTCGCCATTCGAATCGGTGGTACTGGGTCGTTGGGTTCACTCGGAGGGGCGCTGAGTTCAGTTACAGCGGCTGTACAGGCTGCTGGAGATATTGCAAGTCTGGTTCAAAATCCTATGGCTCTCGTTGAGTCTGCGGTGGGAAGTGCTATTACTCAAGTCTCATCTCAAATATCAGGAATTACAGGACAACTTACCGTAGGACAATTAAGCGATTTAAGTGGAATTGTTTCCAATTTAAATACTGCACTATCTGATTTTCAAGCACACACCTCTAATCTTTCTGGACTATCATCTGCAATTGATGATACTGTTGCTGATTTTAATAAAATTACAGATCTGGGCAATACAATAACAGGGCTTGGTTCAGATACAAGAGATTCTTTTATACAAAATACGGCTTCTGCATTATATTCAGATACGCAATTAAACGATATTAAAGATACATTAAACGTGACTGTTGCAAGTAAAATAGATTTAATTAAACGGCAGGACGCAAATACAGTTTCTGGACAAACAGCGATTGCCTCTTATGTAACGGAGATTAAGACCTTACTAAATAATCAGAAGAATACAATGAGTGATATTGTAACGACTGATATTCATAACTTTAACGAAGCTGGAAATAATGTAACAGCTTCAACTTCAGTTATCGATTTAGCAGAACAATTTGCAGATACAAACAGTATGCAGTACGCATTGCTCAATCGTGTTGGCAAAGACTCGACAATATCAGCATTTAATAGTGCACTTACGGAAACAGAAACAGAATGAGTTTAATCTCTCGTCGATTTTCAGATCTAGATCTAAACTTCACGAAACATCCTGTAACTAAAGATGTTTCGAAGAAGGTCAATGAGAATGCGATTGCAACTTCTATTCGCAACCTTCTATTAACTAGTTTCTATGAGAGACCATTTAATCCAGAACTGGGTTCAAATTTAAAGAAATTTCTTTTTGAGCCTATTGATAATGTTACGACTTCGATTATTCAAGACTCTATCTTCGAAACAATTAACAACTTCGAACCTAGAGTGACAATTTCTGAGGTGGTTGCAGCCCCTAATTTTGACGAACAACGTTACGATGTGTATGTAACTTTCTTTGTAAAGAATACAGTAGAACCAATCACCATCTCATTCTTCTTAGAACGGATAAGATAACATGGCAAATCCTGAAGCAAAACTCAAGGTCGCAGAACTAGACTTTGATGCAATTAAATCTAATTTGAGAAATTTCTTAAAATCTCAGTCAGAGTTTAGCGATTATAACTTCGAAGGCGCAGGTCTATCTGTTCTTTTAGATATTCTAGCGTACAATACGCATTATATGGGCTATTACCTGAACATGGTTTCGAACGAAATGTTTATTGATACCGCCATTAAGCGTGGGTCAGTCGTTTCGCACGCTAAACTTTTAGGGTATGTCCCACGTTCTCGCGTTTCTGCACGCGCTCTTATTGATCTTACGATTACTCCAGTCTCAAATGATTCAAATAGTTCAATTGTAATTCCACGTTTCACACGTTTCGTTTCAGAATCAAAAGACGGAATCAATTACATCTTTGTAAATTCATCAGCTCGAGTTGTAAGTAAGAATACAACGAGTGGTTTATTTGATGTTGATAATCTAGAAATTAAAGAAGGTCAACCAAACGCAATCACCTTCACATACGATGCTTCTACAAATCCAAAGCAGTATTTTGAACTTCCTGATGTTGGAATTGACACATCAACAATTCAAGTAACTATTCAACGATCTGCAGAAAATGCCAATCAACAAAGTTACATTCTTGCTCAAGATGCAACTGATGTTGATGAGAGCGCACTTGTTTACTATATTGAAGAAAACAAAAACGGTAAGTATCAAATTTACTTTGGAGACGATGTTGTAGGTAAGGCTCTTGTTGATGGTAACATTGTTATTGTTAGTTACCTTGTCACTTCTGGTTTTCTTGGAAACAGCCTAAGAGAATTTAAGCCAGTGGATACTATCTTAAATGGAGCGACTGTTTCTGTTAGCCTGGTGAGTGAATCAAGTTCTGGTGCTGCTGAAGAAGATATTGAAAAGATTCGCTTCACTGCGCCAAAAGCATTTATTTCTCAAAATAGAGCAGTAACGAAAAACGATTACATTGCTCTCATCAATAGAGATTATCCATACTTCGAAGCCGTAAATGTTTGGGGTGGTGAAGAAAACGATCCACCAGTTTATGGAACAGTTTTCTTTACTGCGAAACCACTCGGTGGATACGAAATTACATTGGGTGAAATTGAATTTGTTAAGAATAAGATTCTCAAACCATTCTCTGTATTAACTGTTACACCAGAATATGTTGAGGCTGATTTTAATTATTTAAATTTAAACGTGAATGTAAATTACGACCCAACTAAAACTAATTTAACTGGCGAAGAAGTAAATGCGGCAGTCAGAAATGCAATTGCTACATTCTGCAACGAAAACCTAAACACATTTAATTCATCGTTCAAGGTTTCTCAACTGTCAAGAGCAGTAGACGACGCAAATCCAGCTATCACAAGTAACGACATTTCAGTAGTTATTGAAAAGCGTTTCACGCCAGACACTACAAGAACATTGAGTTATACTCTTGATTTTGGTACAGAATTGACTCAAGGAACGACAACACAAAAATTGTATTCTGCTCCGTCGTTTAAATATCTTGATCAAGCTGGTATTGAGCGTGATTGTTTTATTGAAGAAGTATTACAGTCATTTACTGGAATTGAGAGCATCGATGTTGTCAATCCTGGTTTTGAATATACGTCTACCCCTGATGTTATCATCGATGGTGACGGAACAGGCGCATCAGCTCGAGCATTAATTGTGAATGGCGCATTAAAGAGAATTGAAGTGACATCATCAGGCACTGGTTATACCTCTGCTTCTGTAACTATTACTGGTGGTGGTGGAACAGGTGCAACTGCGAGCGCAAATCTCCAAGGTAGACTTGGTAAATTGAGAGTTTATTATTTCGATGATAACTCAATCAAGAAATTGATTACTGACGATATTGGTGTGATCGACTATAAGACAGGAATTGTAAATATTAATAACTTCGCTCCAACGAGTATTGCTGATGCATTTGGAACACTAACGTTAAAAGCAATTCCAAGAAATAAGATATTTTCATCATTTAGAAATAGAATTGTAACGCTAGATACATCTGATCCAGGCTCTATTGTCACATCAATTAACCCAATTATTGAGTAACTGAATGTCGGCTTCTGAAAAAACAATCTCATCGTTAATCTCGACGCAATTACCAGATTTCGTCAGAGCAGATCATCCCATCTTCAAGAGATTTCTTGAATTATATTATCAATGGATGGAACAAAACACTGCTGATGGTATATCAAACACTGCAGGAAATACAATTTATCATGCAATGCAGATTGAGAACTATCGTGATATTGATCAGACGCCACCAGAATTTGTAAAATACTTTAAAGACGAAATTCTTCCATATTTCCCAGAAAACACCTCATTAAGCACAGAAAAAATTATCAAGGCTGCTCGAGAATTCTACAGCAAGAAAGGTAGTGACGAGTCTTTGCGTTGGTTATTTAAAGCATTGTTTGATGAAGATATCGAAATTAACTATCCAAAAGAACAGATTCTTAAAACATCTGATGGTAAGTGGAATCTTCCTCGTGCATTTAGAATTGCCGTCAATGAAGAAAACAAAAACATCGATGTAAATCTATTAGAGCGTCGTCTTGTTACAGGAACTGAATCTGGTGCCACTTGCGTTGTTGAATCTGCAAATAGAAACGTAGACCCAACGAATGGTAAAGAAGTTTTAGAAATTTATGTTTCAAATCTAAAGAAATTCTTTAATAACGGTGAATACATTGAAATTGTTTATTTCGATGAAAATAATACGCAAAGAATTTTCCGCGAAAAGATTATCGGTACGCTCTCAAATATTCGTGTAGACTCAAACATTCGCACCGATCCGCAACAAAGACGTCGTGGATTGCTTTATAACGTTGGTGATCCAGTCGTTGTTATTGGTGGCTTGGGTGATTCAACAGAAGCAAACGATGCTGTTGCTATTGTGGGTAATGTCACGCTCGGATCAATCGAAGGTGTTACACAAATCTTCAAGGGTTATGGGTATCGTACATACTCAAACTCTGAAGTTATCGTTTTCCGTTCGATTGGTGACGATGAGAATGCAAATTTAAGCACAGACCTTCGAGTTGTCAATGTTAATGTAACAGCCTGTACGACAAACAGCCAGAGAAATTATCTTGAAACAATTACCTACGATAAAACAGTAATTGATTATGCAAGTAGCGAAGATATCGGAAATGCTAACTTTGGTGTTTTCACAGTAAATAATCGTAATATTGTTTTAAATGTCACTGAAGCAGATGCGGCTGCACCATTCTTAAACTATGCTGTCGTGTGGGCAAATGGTAATAACTATACCGATGCATTGTTCACTGCGAAGATCGCAACTCCAAACGGAAACACAAAACTTCAAGGAACAGTATCATACTATGGAAACACGCAGTTAACTGGTACTGTTACAGTTTATGGCAAAACATCTATTACTGGTAATGTGACTGTTAATACACACACCACTGATGCTCGTACTGTTTATGGTAACGGAACATCTTTCTTGACAGATTTTGTTGCTGGCGATTTTATTCGAATTGACGATTACATTTTAGAAATTGCTTCAGTAGATTCAGATACAATTATGAAACTCACTGATGAGATTTCTCAAACGAGAACTCAGCAGCCAGCATTTAAAGCCAATTTAACAGTTACTGGCTCTGGAACTTCATTCTTGTCAGAACTTTCTCCTGGTGATAGAATTTCTGTCAATAACGTTGTTAAGATTATCGACACCGTTGACTCAGATACATCACTAACAGTCACAACTCCGTTTGAATTCTCAGGGACTTCTTATAATTTCTTCCAGAACGTTCAGAGCACAAGCGTTGAAGTTTTTGGTGAGAATACTGCATTTGCTTCAGAACTAAAACTCAATCAACTTTTAGAAATTGCAGGAGAAAGAAGAACTGTTAATTTAATTTCTAATAATTATCATCTAACAGTCACAGCAGGATATTCTTCAGTCCTAGCTGATGAAGATGGTTATCGAATTGGTAGATTTGCAGCTGACGGCGGATTCGGAACAGAGTACACAGGCGATATCGTTCTTTACTCTATTGCAAATACTGGTGCGCTTTCAACCATTCTAAATGGCGCTCAACTTAACGTGATGAATACAACAGTTGTAGAATCAGGAAAATTCTACACCAACCAAAAATCATTCACAGTCAACTCTCCAATTCCAGTAACTTACTTGCTTCCAGCAAATGCGAACAGTATTCTTGCACAAGCATTTGATTTCCATACAGTCAATACTGGTGGTGTAGAATTAATTTCTGTTATTAATGGTGGCGGTGGATTCAGATCAGAACCTCAAATCAATGTATCATCTTACTATGATACGCATCTATCTGAACAATATGATTATGAAACAGAATACTCATCAAAGGCTAATACTCGCCAATTGTTCCGTGATCTTGGTGCAATATCCCACGTTTATATTTTAAATGGTGGATCTCAATATCAAGTCAACGATACCATTTCTTTCCGTGGGCGTGGATATGGCGGAAACGGATATGTCCAGTCAGTTAATGCAAACGGTGCAATCACTTCAGTTGTTCTCACTGATCGTGGTGAAGGTTATCTAAGAAGACCAGAGGTCATTGTAAATCGAGCATCTCCAACATTTACTACACTAACAGGTACAGTTCAAGTTGGTCAGTTTGGTTCAATTGTGACAGGAACTTCAACAAGTTTCCTCAGCGCTCTTAGAATTAACAATATTATCAAAGTTAATAACGAAATTAAGAAAGTTGTTTCAATCGCAAACAATACTCACTTGACCGTAAATTCAATTTTCAATAACGCTGCATCAGCTGTACCAGTTTATAGACAAAATGGCATTGAAGCAGTTATGATTGGTTACTTGTTTGGTGATGGTGAAACGCATACAATTCAAACTAGCGCTGTCGGTCGCGTAAGAGATATTCGTTTACTATATCGTGGATATGATTACGTTGCTGTACCAAATGTTTCATTGAAAGTTTACGATGCAGTTATCGACCCGATTCCTGATGGATCAGTGATTGAAACTGAGGCTGTATATCAAGGCGCAACTCTAGCTGACGCAACATTTAAAGCCAATATTAAATCATATACAAGCGGATCAAATTTATTACGCATGTATAACTATTCTGGATTGATTAATCCAGGACAAACTCTAGTTACCGCAAATGGATTGGTTCTCTCAATCAATACTTCGGCGAATGTTCCAGCTCCTGCACAGTATCCATCAACCGTAATTGCAACTGGTCTTCCAAACCCAATGCGTTACGGTAACGGTCGTGCAAGAGCAAAAGCTCTATTTGCGAATGGATTGATTGAATTTAATGGCTTCTATTTAAACACTGATGGATTCCCAAGTTCAGATAAAGTCTTGCAAGACGCAGATCTATATCATAACTTCTCATATATTGTTCAATCAGAAAAGAATCTTGTAGAATTTGAAGTTCCAATTCGAAACATTGTTCACCCAGCTGGCATGTCACTCATCTCTAAGACGGTTCTTAAGAATGAATTGCGCGAGTTGACAGGTAATGAATCAAACGTTGATATTATCATGCGCGGCGCAGCAGAGTTCCCATCAGTAGCAACTATCGCAAATTCATATTCAAATGTGATTATCGGCTATCAAACGATTTGGAATCCATTACCTAATGATAACTTCTATTATTCTAATACGAAGGTCAATGTTGGTGACTTGTTTATCATAAATGACGCAATCTATTCTGGCAACGTCTCAATTCAAGATCGCATACCAATTTCTAAGATTGTAACTGACGTTGTGAGCAACACTGAGTTGAAGATTGAGGGTGACTTTATCTATCGTGGTCCAGGATTAATTGGTCTTACTGCAAATTATTCACCAATTATTACAGCTATTTCAAATGGAACGGGAAGTATACTAAAAGATTCAAATGTTGTCAGCGGAACTGTGACAACATTCCAATTAGACTTGACTGATGGAGATTTCATCAAAATTAATGATGAGATTAGACAAGTTGCAAATATTGCATCGGATACTTCTTTGACAACAAACTCTGCATTCAATTCAACTGCAGCAACGCAAACTATTAATCTTCTTGGCACAGTGATTATTAATCCTGCAGTCACAGGAGATGTTATGGTAAATGCACCTGTGACTGGAAATGTATCAGTCAATCCACCTGTAACAGGAACGGTGAATGTTGATGTTTCTGGTATTCAATTAACATTTAATGTTACAAATGGAACAGCAACGATTGTCTCTGGATCAAATAATGTTACTGGAACATTTGGTGCTCTACCTAACGGAACGGTTGATATAAGCAGCGGATCAAATGTTGTGACTGGAACAAGCACGACATTTGAACTTGATCTTTCTGCAGGATATATTATTAAAGTTAATAATGAAGTGAAACAAGTTGAGAGCATCACATCTAATACTGAATTCATTGCAAACGCAAACTTTACAGATGCCGCTGCTACGAAGGTTCTATATCTCGGTAGCACAAGATTTGTAAATGATTTAGAGCCAGGTGATTATATTCGTGTGAATAATGAAGTTCGAAGAATTGAATCAATCTTCGATCAAAATAGTTTAAATGTTGACGTTGCATTTGCAACGAGCGCCAACGCTGATTTATATCTCAAAGATGGGTATATCGCATATCCAACATATCTCTACTTGACAGGTAACAATACCTTATTTGGAGTAAACATTGCTGCAAATGATATTATTGTTGTTAATAATCAAATTCGTCAAGTTGTAAATGTTATTAGCGATACTCTCTTAAGAGTTAATAGCCGATTCTTCTATGGTGGTACTGACGAAACGTTCTACCTCAGATCAAATATCGTTACTGGTAGCGCAACAACATTTACTGCAAATCTAATTGCAAATGATGTTATCACTGTAAACGGTGAAATTAAACAAGTTGTAAGTGTAACAAATAATACGAGCCTTGTTGTAAATACTGCATTTGACAATTATGCGGTTGGTGAATATCTTTACGCAAAGAGCAATGTGATTGTAGGAAATGGAACCAATTTCGATCCACAAATAAACATTGGTGATATTATTACGGTAAATAATGAGATTAAAGAAGTTATTAATGTAACCTCTGATGATTTGTTGATCGTAAACACTCCATTCGAATATTACTCAGCAAATCAATCTCTATTTAAACATAATAATCAAATCTATAGCGTAACAACAAATCTCTCGAGCCATCTAGTTCCAAATAACTTTATTTCGGTCAACAATCAGGTTCGTCAGGTTATAAGTATTGATTCCTCGAATGTAATTACTGTTAATGCAATATTCGATTATCATGGTTCAGCGAATATCATTTCCAAACTACAACCAACGATCTTGAATATCAGCAGCAACGTTGATCCAGTATCATCATATGTTTTACCTGGAGATAATATCAGTTTCAATATCTTTGCGTCAAATCTAATGATCGCTCAGACTGGAACTGTTCAGGTCTTTAATACGAATAGTAAGATTGTTGGAACGGCGACCAGCTTTGATACTGAGTTTGTTGCAAACGACACTATTATGATCAACGGTAGTATTAAGATCGTTGAAAATATCGCCAATGCTACGATTATGAACGTCAACTCTGTGTTTAGCAATAGCAGCACTGGAAAACTCGTCTACAAGAGAGCATCGTATCAGAATGCAAATGTTATTTCTATTAATGGTGGTGTAATTACCACAAATCTAGAAATTAGTACCAATGCATCAAATCTAGTCTATCTCGTAGATCCAAACTTCAGAAGAATCGATTATATCGGATCTGCTGATCTATCAGG